TCGAGCGCGGAAAGAACGGCTGTTTCTTCCTGATCTATGGATTTGTGATACTCACAAATAAGGAATCATTGAGAGAGCAAGTTGAACAGTTTCGAAACCACCGACAAGGCCGAGAGTAAGAAACGAGACGAGCACATTCAACCGCACGAGTCCTTCAAGGTTTGACTCCTTTTCTTGACGTCGTTCCTCACGTTCCATCAGCCACGTGGCGAAACGTTGAGTTCGATTTGGTGCAGCTGCATTTTCAGTTTCGGTTTCACTTCCAGTCATCTTGGCTACGCTCCTTGATTAATGTGAGAACGGCTTGGTCATCCGTGAGTTCAACCATTTCGAGTTCGATTAGATAGTTGATGACACTTGAACCTCCTGCCCCAGAAACGGTTCCTTGAACATACAAGTCTCTGATGACAACATGATCTGGATCAAGAACCGAAAACGGAGGTTCCAAACCTGCCGTTCCTTGAACATTTGTTGAAGCCCATCCAATCTGGCGGTTGTCCCCCCAATTCCAAATGGCGGGTGCATCGTAATCAAGGCTCAAAGTTGCCCAAGCATCATTGGCGGAAGAAGTAGGTTCTCCCGAAATGACAAATCGAACCACTTTGTATCCAAGATTTAGACGGCCATCATCAACGATGAGACGTTTTGTCTGGCCTTCGATAAATTGACCTCGGAGAGTTCGACGCTTCACTTACGCTTCCCTCCGGCTATCTTGTGCGCTTCCTTAACCGCTCGCTTGAACCCGCCGGCCTTCCACTTGCCGTTCTTGAGTTTGTATCGAGGAGCGACCTTCTTGAAGGCGGCCTTATATTTCCGGTTGTATGCTGAGACTTTGCGCTTGGCCTTTGTCGCCAGGACCGGAGCGGCCATCTCGACACGCTCACCGACCTCATTACCTATGGACATCGCAAGCGAGGGGGACATGCCTCGGTCAATCAACAATTGACGCAGAATGTTGCAGGTGGCGCACACAGTGAGCACCTCACTGTTGGCTCAATGAAAGGGCCATAGCGGCACTTTGCGACATGGTTTCAACGGTGCATTCCATAATGATGTTGATCGTTCCTTGAGAGTTCGAAGAAAACGAGCGGAGGTAGAGTTGATCAACACCAATCAAGTAGCCGTTAGTCCAATGTTGAGGTGCAACATCATCGTCTTGTGAAATGAAGAGAACATTCCCACCTGAAGAAGTGTCCCCTCGAAGGGTGCCGCTCGCAAAGATGCTTCGATCAGAAAGGCCAAGGGTTGCGGTAGAGGATTGAGTCCCCAGTTCATACCCTGCAATGTAGGATTGACCGGCGACCACGAATCCCGCACCGTATTGAACAGCGATGTTGTGAACACGCACTACGCTTTTGCCCAGTGCATCAACCGCAAAGCCAAGGTCAATTGGAGTTTGTTCAATAGTTCCGCCCGAATTGATTGGGACGCTTGCTCTCACAAAGAACGAATCTTTCGCCATGATCCAGACAAAACGCGCCACGCTATATGAACAGCACCTAATCTTCCCTATGGGTGAGGCACGAGTTAAGTTAGTCCCCGCGCCACCCTCCCCTGTTCCTAACCAGCCATAGGATATAGGGATTCTCTACGGAATCCTATCCGAGCCATAGCAAAATAACATTATTTTTAAGAATCGAAACCGCTTCGATAGGCTCATGGGGAACCAATACAGCATAACTGTAAGCGATGAATCCGACAGGATTCTGCAAATGGCGAAGGATCGAGGACTCAAGGTGTCGCAAATTATTGACATCGCCATCAAAACGATGGGGATGGACGCGCTCCAGCGTCTTCAGACGGTGTGGCGACAGGCCGAAGCATACTTGGACGGTGAAACCTATGAGTAGCATTCTCTTCATCAAGTCCTCAAATGTCCACACATTTCGAGAAGTCGAATGCAACGGCGACGGATGCGGCTATTGGATTAGTCCAGACGATCATTCAATGCAGGGTTTACCGCGCTTGAGAATGTTCAAGGTGAACGGCGTTCAATATTGCGAGGAATGCATCAAAGAAACCATCCGCGATCTTAGTCAAATGTTGGAGTTCGAGTGAAATGACCTGCGATCATTGCGGAAAGTCCGACGAAAACTTGACTGAATGGTTTGTCCTGGTCAATGAGATGCCGTTCACTACCAACGAATACGAGTTTTGCTCCCTTCGATGTTTGAAGTGGTGGTCAGTGGAGATGCTAAAGTGAAAGTTCGATGCGCGATGTGCGGCTTCGAAGGCGAGGTTGAGAACCCTTGGTTGAGCAGAGATCCAATCCTCGCGTTCTTTGAATGTCGAGCGCGGAAAGAACGGCTGTTTCTTCCTGATCTATGGATTTGTGATACTCACAAATAAGGAATCATTGAGAGAGCAAGTTGAACAGTTTCGAAACCACCGACAAGGCCGAGAGTAAGAAA